GGTTTCCACATTAAGCGGTAGCCGCGTGTTTAAGAAACGTGCGCAGCAAGCAGGATTTGTGGAAGTACCGGAAGGAGGAACGATTACGGAAAAAGCTACTCCGCAATTTACGGTACTGACATACCAGGTGAAAAAATATGCCGGTTTTTTCCGAGTGCTAAATGAGTTGCTGAAAGATACAAACGAAGCCATTGTAAACACATTGATCCGTTGGATTGGCGATGAATCTCGTGTGACACGGAATAAATTAATTCTAGCTTTATTAAATCAAAAAGCAAAAACTGCACTTGCTAGTGTAGATGATATCAAAGGGGCGTTAAATGTTCAGTTAGATCCGGCTTTTCGTTTTACCTCTAGCGTGGTAACGAACCAAGACGGATTTAACTGGTTGGATACGCAAAAAGATGGAAACGGAAATTATCTGTTACAACCTTCTGTTTCTTCTCCGACAGGGCGTCAATTGTTTGGCGTCCCAGTGGTGATGGTATCCAACAAAGATTTGCCGTCTGTAGAAGATACAACGGCAGGAACAACAAAAGCGCCGATGATTATCGGGGATTTGAAAGAAGCGGTTGTCATGTTTGACCGTCAAACGACTGAAATTATGTCTTCTAATGTTGCGATGGATGCTTTTGAAACGGACGCTACTTTGTGGCGTGCTATTGAGCGGGAAGACATTAAAACACGTGACGATGAAGCGTTTATTTACGGTGAAATTACACTGGCTTAAAGAGGGATTTATTCAATCCCTCTTTTCTTTGTGAAGGAGGGAGAGCATGAAGGTTAAAGCGCTGATCGATTGCGTTGGGATTGGATACGATCTGAAAACAGGAGACGTAGCGGAGCTTAATAAAGAGCTGGCCAAGAAACTGATCAAATTCGGCTATGTGGAAGAGGTAAAAACAACGAGGAAGTCATCTAAAGAAACGAGGGTTGAATAATGACCATCGTGACTTTGGACGAAGTGAAGCAGTGGCTTAGGGTGGATTTTATCGAAGATGATGAGTTACTGACAACCTTAATCAATGCGGCGGAAATGTACCTCAAAAACGCCACAGGAATCACATACGATTCGACGAATCACTTGGCAAAACTTTTTTGTATGACATTAATTTCTGACTGGTATGAAAACCGGGAAATGATTGGAAAGGCGACCGATCAAACAAGGCCGATCATACAAAGTATCCTGACACAGCTCACATACAGCTACGGTGGTGACAGCGATGAATCCGGGACTGTTTAGACACCGCATTACGCTATTGAAGATGGTTGTCACAGAGGATGAGATCGGCCAACAAATTGAGGATTGGCAGCCAGTACGGACATGTTGGGCGGCAATTAAGACGGTAAGTGGCAGGGAATACTTTGCCGCCGCATCCGTCCAAGCGGAGCGAACCTATCGTTTTATCATTCGGTACACTCCTGGAATCAATGAAACAATGAGGATCGACTATCAAGGACGGTTGTTTGATATACAGAGCGTCTTGAATGATGATGAGCGTAAGAAAACATTGACGATCATCGCAACGGAAAGGGGGACGGCAGATGGTTAATATCCCGATCGACCGTTTGGCCGATGAATTGGTGAAAGCGGTCAAAGAATACACGGATGATGTGACTGAAGGAGTTCGTAAAACAGTAGACCAAACCGCACGAAAAGTGTTGAAGGAGACACGGGCCCTCGCTCCAAAACGAACAGGCGAATATGCACAGGGGTTCGGCATTACAAAAGAAGATGGATATGGTACAACCAATCGAATTATTTGGAACAAAAAGCATTATAGCCGTGTCCATCTTCTTGAATTCGGTCACGCAAAAGTAAATGGCGGCCGCGTTCCTGCCTATCCGCATTTGCGACCAGCATATGAAAAGCATGCAGAGAATTTGCCAGATGAAATCAAAGAAATCATAAGGAATGGTGGCTAATGACGCAGGCAGAGCTCTATCAAGCTTTGAAATCTATCGGCTACCCAGTCGCCTACGGTTCATTTTCTAGCCCAGTCACGCCGCCGTTTATCGTTTATCAGTTTGCTTACTCATCCGATATGATTGCAGATAATCACAACTATGTAGATGTTGGGAACTTTCAAGTTGAGCTATACACGGACAAAAAAGAGCTTGCTGCCGAACAAAAGGTGCAGGACAAATTGAAAGAGTTGGGTTTGCCGTATCGGAAATTTGAGACATATCTCGATGAAGAAAAAATGTATCAAATACTCTATGAAATTCAATTAATAGGAGGTTAAAAAATTATGAGTCAAAATAGAGTGACATTCGGTTTAGAGAAAGTTCATATTGCTTTTATCGACGAACAAGCACAAACCCAGCCGGCATGGCAAACGCCGATTGCTATTCTCGGTGCAGTTCGTTTCAGTCCGGAGCCGCAAGGGGAAGAATCAACGTTTTATGCAGATAACGGACCGTATTTTACCTATACGAGCAACAACGGTTATACGGCTGAACTTGAAATGGCTAATATCCCCGACCAAGTGCTCGCGGAATTGCTCGGCTGGGAAATCGATGCAAATGGAATGCTCGTCGAGACAACAGACGGGATGCCGAAAGAGTTTGCGCTGCTCGGACAAGTTCTTGGTGACAAGAGAAACCGTCGTTTTGTCTACTACCGATGCAAAGCAAGCCGGCCGACAGCTGAACACAATACGCGCGGTGAATCGGTTGAGCCGACGACACAAACACTCAACATCACCATCCTGCCAATTGAAATCAGCGGTAAAAACATTGTCCGTGGCGTGATTGAATTGAATGACACGAACCAAGCGATTTATGACGCTTTCTTTAGCACAGTGACAGTACCAGGCGCAACAGCGGGGGTGTAATGAATGAGAACCATTAAAATCGGTGAAAAGGAGATCGGTCTAAAGGCGACGCCTTTGGCCCTTCTTTATTACAAACAAGAGTTCAAAACGGATTTAGTTGGCGACCTATTGAAAATGCAGAATCTAGCGAATGACCCATCTGCTTTAGATTCGGTCATGATCCTACAAGCGGCATGGGCAATGAACAAAGCAGCAGAGGGCGGCAAGCTATTCCCTCACTTTGAAGCGTGGCTTGAACAGTTTGAATATGTGGATTTTTCTGACCCCGACACGCTTACCGAGGTTATGAATGAAGCGGTGGAGGGCTTTTTTCGTCGAGGAAGCCGAACCGCAACAAAATGATGGTACGGCATACGAGCCGCCAGAGCGTCCCGATTTAGAGTTGCTCGTGATCGGGAAACGCGCTGGCCTTTCTTTTGATGAGATGAACGAGCTAACAGTTAACGACTTGCTAAAATACGTCAACATCTACGTGGACATGGAAACCGGGGAACGGAAACTGCGTCGAAGAATCGCAACACAGGCAGACATAGACGCCTTCTTTGCGTAAAGGTGGTGAGAATATGGCGGAATCTGTGCGCGGTTTGAACGTTGTCATCGGAGCGGACACCACGAAACTAGGAAAAGCCCTAGAGGATGTCAATAAAAAGAGCAAGGATATTCAGAGTGAGTTGCGACAAGTCGATCGTTTGCTCCGGTTCGACCCATCCAACACGACCCTTCTTGCTCAAAAACAACAACTCCTTACGAAACAAATTGAAAACACAAGCGAGAAGCTGAACCGTTTGAAATCGGTACAGCAGCAAGTCAATGAACAATTCCAACGCGGAGAAATCAGCGAAGGGCAATATAGAGCGTTTCAACGCGAGATTGAAAAGACAGAAGGACAACTACGGAGTTTGCAAGGTCGTCTTGAAGAAACAAACAGTACGATCAACAAGCACACGACTGCATGGGGGAAGATGCAAGAACGGCTATCCTCCGTCGGAAATAACCTGCGCGATGTTGGTCAACGGATGCAGTCTGTCGGGCAATCCATGGCCACGTCAATGGGTACGGCGGCAACGGCGATCGGCGGAGCGCTAGGATTTGCCGTCAAAAAATCAATGGATTTCGAGGCGCAGATCGACCGCGTTGGTGCAATTGCGGGTGCTACCCCAACGGAGATTAAGAAGCTGGAACA